CACCAATGAACTTGGTGCCCAAGCGTAAGCTAGGGCGGTGTGCGAAATACGTACTGCCGAGTTCACCATCGAAGAAATCGAAGTCATCTTCGGTTTCTCCCTTGTCGAAGCTTGTATTCTGCGAAATATCGATGAACAAGTCTTCGTTAAGACCTCTGAGCACTGCTTGCAGGTCTTTTGCTGATATCTCCTCCCAATCGGGTTCTGGAAGGTAGCCAGCTTCTTCCTCGAGTTTACTGGAAATCCGGTTATACTCTTGGATCCACGGTCTGGACTTGAAAATTCTTTCCTTGTCTGCTCCGTGCTCGAGTAGTTCCTGGAACATGTTGCCTCTGGTAACTTGTTTCGCGAATGACTCGACATCCAACCAACCTGCCGATTTGGCAAGGTCCTTGGATAACTGGTACGTATCTGCTGGAAATTTCCTACGGATCTCACTACCATCTACTCCTCCTACTAAGTCAGGATACTGGCGAAGCTGGGAGGTCAACTCAGAACGATACCAGTCAAGATTTTTGACGGATCGATCACTGAGGTTCTGGTTCAATCTGGATAAGAGTCTTCTTGTCTTGGTTGAATCGATTCCGGTCATCAGGAGTGTGATTGCACACTTGATACCGGGTTTTGCCCGACTGGCGTGGTAGATTAACTCGTCAGGGAGGCCAAGACCGTAACCACCTAAGATTTTAGGAAGGTGTACGGAATGGTATGCTTCCGGATCTCTATTGAGACTTGGAAGTAGACCGTGCATCCTTTTGATAAAGAGATTTCTTATCATATTGATGCGATCGATTGAGAAAGACTCCGATGGGAGCCACTCAAGCGTTTTAACGAGTTGTTGGGCTTTCCCAACAGCAACGTTTTTATTATCTTTTGACATAAGAGTCGATTGACCCTTAGCCAGAAGACGAACCTTTACACCGTCGATAATGAGAGATTTCTCATAATTTCGACGTGTTTGGTTATACTGGAGATTTTCTAAAAATAGAATCCTCTCACAGTACTTTACCATCACTCGGGATAAACCATGTTTATCCGGTGAGATAATAGAACCTGACCGCTCGTGATTACGAGTGATGAGGTCCAAATATAGGTCGGGACCGATGGCCAGATGGTCATCTCCGCCTACGTGATAACATCTCCACGGTGCAGATTTTGCACTGATTGGAGAGTCAAGGAGCCTCCTACCTCCAGTAAACTGGATATAGGCAAGCTCCTCAACTGCTAAATTTAGCAATGTTAGTGAGGGTTTGGCAATAGCTTCACCCATCATAATACCTCGGGATGTGACAAATATGTCATCATCAAGTGAAATCATCCTAGGACCAATGGTCCCAAGGACGATATCCACATAGGACCAATCTGAGATCAGGTTGGTCCCTACGAGGAATTCCCTAAGCATGTGCCTTGTCAGGTCATGCATTTGGGCATTGGTGGCATCCTTCAGATCTGAGGATAACACCTTAAAGCTAGAAACAACCCCCGGAGGTATGTTACCAAGGGATCTAGCCGCTTCCCATGCCTGATCGCCACGAGTAAAACTACTGTAGCAACAGGGATGGGACTTCAGGATCTCCTTAAGCAGATG